GCTATCCTTTGGGCATTGAGCGTTATCCAATATGATATAGCTTGATTGTGTGCTGGTATTCCTGAAAGCTTAACCCCGGGCTGAGTATCAAACGTATTTTCTGCAACATACCCTGTAGCAGTCATGGCAACCAGATTATAATAATCTGCATCTGCATTCTGATAAGTCCTAAATCCTACATATATCTGCTCTGTTCCTGTAAGGCCTTTCCCTCTCATAATCAATTCGTGGTTTGCTGTGCTGGTATCATACCTTAATTCTTCCCAAGTTTCTCCATTATCTACTACTGCAAACTCACGTATGGTCTCAAGCATGTTATAATGTGCCAAATTCCATGTTCCAGTTTGGTCTACAGTGCCTATTTTGTGTGCCATGATTTCTCCTAATTCTTTTGAACAATGTTCATAATCATTTTTTCGCCTTCTGAAGTGGCAAGATAATCTCCAACAATGGATGGGTCAAGGACATTGATAATCCGTATGTTAGGGTTTACTTCAACCTTATTATCTATATTTTTTTCTCTACTCAAAGGGGTTATCTGCACATGCTCTATGCCTGCCTCGCCCGCAATGATAGGAGTAACTCCTCGGGTGTAAAAATCAGCTCCATGCTGTGCAAATACAGTTGAGCCTACATCAAAAACCCCACCTCCACCTGTAATAGCAGCAGCCGAACCGCCACCACTGAATAATCCACCAAAAAAGCCACCTATACCAGATATTAAGCCAGTTAGTCCTCCAGAGGAAGATTGTCCTTGTATCATTGAGCCATACATTACCCAGTTTGCAAGCATTTCTGCAAGCATATCAATCCATTTGTCCGATATCCTATCACATAGGTCTACTATATAGTCCCCAAGGGATTTTAACTGATTTTCTCTTAGGTCTTTAACTACCGATGAAAATGTATCTTTTAGTCCTGATGTCATAGCATTTATAGCATCCACCCCATACTGAAAATCAGTAGGCAGATTGTATCTTGCATAGTCAGCCGCATACTTCATGCCCTCAATAAAACTACCTGTGTATTCCTTCATTGTAGGGATAAGGCCTGCCAATTCTTTATTTAAATCAGCTATAGCCTGTCTTTGCTGATACCATTCAGGAGTCCCGGCAGTAAGCAACTCAAGATATTCAGTCTGATATTTTATTGCTTCCTTAATCGCCTCTACTCGTCCCCTTACAATTTCAGCTTTAGACATAGACATTTCAGCTTCTGCTATATCAAGCATACTTCTATAATACTGGTTGTTCAGTATTGCTATTTCATTATTATTTTTCTCTATAATGTCTCTTTTCTTTTTCTCTGCTATGTCTGTTACTTCCACCATTCTATTTTCGTATTCCTCAACGCTTTTGGCAAAATCTATGAGTCTGAGTCTCATATCCTCTACCCACTCATCTTCTGCATTTAGTTGCTTTTCAATGCCTTCTATGCTTTTTTCTCTCATAGCCTTTTCAAAGTCAGCTTGAGCCTGATATTCCTTACTCATATCTTCCATAGCCTTCTTTGATTTTTCAATTTGTTCTGCAAGAATAATATATCCCTTAGCCCGCTCCTTCTGTATTTCTACATCCTTTGCGGCCACTCCAGCTTTCATCATCTTATCTGCTTCTTTGTCAATATCCATCAGCTTTTTCTGCATTTCTGTAAGGGATGGATTTAGCATATCTATCTGTTGCTTCCATGAAGTAAATTGCTCCATCGCCTTTTTCATATTATCTGTGCCTGCAGGTATTCCTAAAGCAGGTTTAGCTGTCTTTCCTGTAGTCTTCTCACCTGCTTGTTCAGGAGCTTCCAATCCCCATAATTCTTTTACCCTTTTGCTTATGTAGTTTAGAGTATCATCAGCAGTAGTCTCTCGTTTTTTCCATATTAAGTCCCATGCCTGATCTACAAGGTATCCAGCACTTTCTTTATTCCCTCTGAATAATTCCATAAATGCTGCCGAGGATAACATCAAATATTCTGCTATGTTTGAAAATCCCTGTTTTATGTTAGGAAGGATTGCCATAATGCCTGTCCAGCCATATAGTATTGTCATGGTAGTTTTACCAAGCAACTCTAATACTGGCGCCATATTCTTTACAATGTCATATACTGCTTTTGCGGTCTCTCTTATCGCTATCCATCCATCATTCATTATCCGAGTGATAGTTTCTCTATTCTCGTCTACAAGACTATTCAATTTTTGGCATAAGGCTATGATATCTTTATAGGCAACTTGCATTCCAGCACGTAGAATTTGCGTATATGTAGTTTCCATGGATGAGGATATAGCCTCCCATGATACATTTATTTCATCCTGTGCAGCAGCGAATCCTTGTAATTGCTGTGCAAGCCACTGCCATAGATCACCCTGTTTTTTATGCAATTCTACTTGTGTTTTAAGGTCTCCTGTCTGTGCATTTATCATAGAGGCAAGGATAGAATATTGGTTTACTTCTCCTTGCAATAATGCCCTCGTCTCTTGTCGAAGTTGTATCATCTTATTGGGTGCACCCGCTGTTGCGGTTGCCAATGCATTTGCATACGTGGTAAATGCCTGAATCTCCTTTGCATTGTTTATATCTATTATCACCCCTTGTTTCATCATCTCTTGCGTGATAGTAGCCAAATCTTCTGCACCAAGTAATGTCTGTTTGTCTATCTTCTCAAGCTCTTTCAGCAAATCAGTAGCATATTCTCTTGCCTCCTTATACCGTTCAGGCAATGTCCTATTGTCAGCTTTCATCATACCAGTCATCATGGAGGCAAGCTGAACGCCTGTAAGGTTGAATTTGTCTACTGCCTCTATGCCTGATTTGATAAAGTTTGTAAATGTCTTAACAGCCTCATAGGCTACCCATACCTGAGCGGTCATCTTCCCCCATGTATTTATCCATGATGATCCTATACTATTTTGGAAGGAGGAAAGTTTTAACCTCTGTGCCTCAATAGCAGCATCAAGAGGTTTCATATCTGCCCCAAAGGTAGTTACAAGCTGTCCAAGATTAGCCACGTTTCTTTACTCCTTTCTTGAATTTCTTATTCTGAATAGAGGCAATTCTTTTTAGTATTTCTTTCTGCTCCTCCACTGTTTGAGGCTTTTTTTCTACCATATTTTGATATCCAGGCATGAAGTCTGCTGGTTTTGTATACTTACTTCCCTTTTTACCATATATAGAAATCGCTATATTAGACGCCACTGAACATAAAATAGCCCATCCCATTTCTCCCATATGGATAGGCTCAAGTCTATCATATGCCATCCATTCTGTGATTTGACTCGATGTTAGCTCGTTAAGCATTATGTCAGGATGGGCATATCCCAACATTTTTGCTAACCTGAAGTAGAATCTTCGCTCAGGGCGTCCGAGGAGTTTTTTAGCATATCGTTTACATCCTGTTCACTGATTTTACTAAGTTCCTGCGCTGTGGTAACTATTTTATCGAGCCTCGCAGCGCTGATATTCTTACTCAATGCCTGATAATCTTCAGGTTTTAAAAGTAGATTGCCCTCCTCATCACATATTGTGCATACTGCAAGTTTTGCCCTGAAATCATCAAGTGACCTTACTACCTTTTCACCTGAGCCATCGTTTTTTATTGTCATTAACATCTGATCAAATCTATCCCTATCCTGCCCAGTCATCTCACGAACATACACATATTCATCATTGCCGAGGTCAACCTTCTCAATACGCAACTTCTGCTTAGCAAGCAACATATCTCTTGTTAATAGCTTCATACTATACCTCCTTTATGCCCCTGGCGAACTTGACTCTACACCTGAATTGATGGTTATGGGTCCGCTAATTTTGATTGTTATATCCATAGTTACAACTCCTTCGGGGATTGTAAGTGGCATTCCTGTAACTAATCCCTCAAATTCAGCAGTAGTAACATCATCATCGGGTAATACAATTTCATAATTCTTAAGATCATCCGATTCAAAATCATCAAACATAAGGTCAAATCCTGTTCTGGTAAAATTTATTGTTAGCGTAATTTCTCCACCATCCCTTAGCCCAGCAATAAAAGTCCTATATCCACCTTCTACATCCAGCGTGGTTGTATCAAGCGTATCCCTTCTTGCAGATGGACCACTTAAGTTTTTTATCTCTCCAATAGTCTCCCACTTGGGGGGTGTTGCGCTTGCATTCCATCTCTGAAAAATTGTTCCTACTCCTGAAATTGCCATTTTGTTACCTCCTTATTTATTTTTTTTGCAGTGAATACTAAAATCTACCGCAAATCTTGCCCTGTGATTTTCATCCCAATCAAGCAAGAAAGGACTATCAATAGCCCTTATTACATCATATTTTGTGCCATCTATAATAATATTATGCAATCCATGTAAGACATTGCATATATCCTGTATCAAATTCCAGCCATCAAGATAATTTCTATTTCTTACTCTCACCTGAACTGAAGGAAAATAATATCCCTTCTCTCCGTCCAATGTAAGCATTTCAGCATCTCCAGGTATATCAAACACTATGACGCAATTATCAGGTGCAGGAGGCTCACGTCCAATGAAAAGATTTTCTGCAAATGTCAATCCTAATGAACCACTATCAGAACTTGAATCCATGCCATACTCCTCAAGAATTGTGCATATATCTTTACTTGCAGGATTCATCTAATCTTTGTCTCCTCCCTAAGTATCTCAAGTATCTTATCCTTATTCCTGATAATAGCAGCCACAAAAAATCCAGCCCCCGCATTAGGTCTTCTGAAGTGAGCCCCATAATTTT